ATGAAGTTAAAGATTTACCTAAATCAGAATTAGATATTTACAACAACGAAGAAATTACAAGACAAAGAGATATAGATGAATATCCAGTTGATAATGCAACAGATGAATCTACAGAAAAAGTTTTAATTTATGAATGCTATGTTAAATACGATTATGATGGAGATGGTATTGCAGAACTTAGAAAAATTGTTTCTGCTGGAGATGACGGTTCTACAATTTTAGAAAATATGCCTTGTGATAGTGTTCCGTTTGTAACAGTTACTCCTATTCCAATGCCACACAGATTTTATGGAAGATCAGTTTCAGAGTTAGTTGAGGATGTTCAGTTAATGAAGTCAACTGTAATGCGTCAGTTGTTAGACAATATGTATTTAACTAACAACAACAGAGTTGCGATCATGGATGGTATGGTAAACATGGATGATCTTTTAACAACTAGACCAGGTGGAGTAGTAAGAACTAAGCAACCACCAAATCAAGTTATGCAACCTTTACAAGCTCAACCAATTTCACAACAAGCTTTTCCTTTATTAAATTATTTAGATACAGTTAGAGAAGCAAGAACTGGTGTAACAAAGTCTTCTCAAGGATTAGATGCAGATAGTTTAAATTCTAAAACTGCAACAGGTGTAAATGCGTTGATGACGCAAACACAAATGAGATCAGAATTGATAGCAAGAGTCTTTGCAGAAACAGGAGTTAAAGATTTATTTAGAAAAATATTTGAACTAATGGTTAAGTATCAAGATAAAGAAAAAATTATTATGCTTAACAACCAATACATTCCTATTAAACCAACAGAATGGAAAGATAGATTTAATATTTCAATCGTTGTAGGACTTGGAACTGGTTCTAAAGAACAACAAACAATTATGTTAAACAGTATTCTTGAAAGACAAATACAAGCTTTCCAATTACAAGGCGGAAAAGAAATGCCAATGGTAACATTAAAGAATATCTATAATACTTTAAGCAAAGTTGTTGAGAACGCAGGACTTAAAAATGTAGAAAGTTATTTTGTTGATCCTGATATTGGTAAACAAATGATGCCACCACCACAACCACCTGAACCATCTCCTATTGAGAAGATAGAATTTACTAGAATTGATGCTGAGAATAAGAGAAAAATTGCTGATATTGAATTACAATACAAAGAATTAGAACAAAAAACTCAAGCTATGACTTTAGATTTTGAAGCAAAAGTAAAAGAAATGGCTTTAAAATATAATACACAGATTGATACAGCAAAAATTAAAGCAGATGCTGATTTAGACAAAATTATGATTGCCGAAGAAGGTAAAATTCTTGACCAAGCAACAAAATCGGCTAATATGTTTCAAAAACAAGTACAAGGATTAAATGCAAATCAAAGACCAGGCGGACAGGGCGGTGGAAATCAGCCGATCCAACGAAGCCAAACAAATATTGGAGAGTAAACTTTTTCAAGAGAGTATAGAAGCTCTTAAAAAAATTTATTCTGAAGCACTTCTTGAAAAAACAGGTGCTAAAGAAAGTGATACCAGAGAAAAACTTTGGATTGCTTATAATGTTGTAGGTAAAGTGGAACAACACTTACATACAATTATTGAAACTGGAAAACTTGCAGCTAGACAGCTTGAGGATTTTAGGAAACAACAGAATAACACAAAATTTTAACCACAATGGTTAGAATAAGCCAAGTCGCAAGACAGCTTAACATAGGAGGACTAAATGTCTGACGGAAACCCATTACTGAACAATGCTTCAGTACAAGGTGCTGCAAAATCTATTGAAGGTTTAATGGACTCTAAAGGAGTTATCAAAAAAACTGAAGTAGAAGCAACACCAGTTGAACCAAAAGAAACTGTAAAAGCAGAATCTGAAGTTGAACAACAACCTGAAACTCAACCAGAAGAAATTTTGGAAGTTTCTGATGAAGAACAAGCATCAGAAGATGAAAATGCAATTGAAGAACAAGAAACTGATCTACACCAGGTTATTATAAATGGTGAAAAGATTGATGTTGACCTTGACGAATTAAAAGCAGGTTATCAAAAAGATGCCGACTACAGACGAAAAACCGAAGAAATAGCAATTGAAAAAAGAGAGCTAAAATCTGCGGAAGATCGTTTGAAAAATCAGTATTCGACAAAGATCGACAATTTAAATTCATTAGTTGCGACTTTAAATGCTGAGATTAACAATGATATGAATTCTAAGGAGCTTGATGCTCTTTGGGATGAAGATCCAACTGAAGCTGCTAGAGTTGATCGTAAGATTCAGAAACGAAAACAAACGATACAACAAGCACAGCAAAAACTGAGAGAGCATCAGCAAACTCAGTTCCAGGAAATATTAAAAGAAGAACAAAAAAAACTTCATTTAAAACATCCTGAACTTGCTGATCCAATTAAAGGTACTTCAGTAAAGTCAAATATTATGAATTATTTAAGTTCTAAAGGATTCTCAAATGAGGATGTCGCAAGAATTTATGATTCAAGATATTTTGATGTGATTATGGATGGAATGAAAGCTAATGCGACTAAACCCAATTTAGTAAGTAAAAAAGTTAAACCATCTAAATTTGTTAAGTCTGGCGTTAAAAGCACTAAAGAAGATATGGATGGTCAATCTAGGTTGAATAAGATTAAAACGTTAAGGAAGTCTGGAAGCACAAAAGATGCAACAGAATTACTGATGCGTTATCTATAAACAATAACCTAACGGAGAAAAAAAATGGCTACATATCAAACGTACCAAACAGTCGGAATAAGAGAAGATCTAGCGGACATTATCTATAACATAAGTCCTACAGAAACTCCATTTATGTCTGGCGTTGCAAAAAATAAAGCAACAAACACTACACACCAATGGCAAACAGATGCATTAGCTGATGTTGCTGCTAACGCTGCAGTTGAGGGAGATGACATTGCTTATGAAACTCTTGCTGCAACTTCAAAAGAAACTAACTACACTCAAATTTCTACTAAAGGAATTCAAGTATCAGGAACTAATGATGCTGTAACTTCTGCTGGAAGAAATAATGAGTTAGCTTACCAAGTAGCTAAAGCTGCGAAAGAATTAAAAAGAGATATGGAAACTGCTCTTTTATCTAACGTTGCAAAAGCAGCTGGTGACGCTACAACTGCTAGAACTTTAGGTGGAGTCCAAACTTGGATCGAAACTAACGTTGACGCAGGTGCTGGTGGATCTGGTGCTGGTAACGGTGCTGCTAGAGTAGATGGTACTCAAAGAGCTTTTACTGAAGATCAGTTAAAAGGTGTTTTGAGAGATTGTTATAATCAAGGCGGAAACCCTAACATGATTATGGTTGGTGCTTTCAATAAACAAAAACTATCAGGCTTTACTGGTGGATCTACAAGATTTGACGCTGCTGAAGATAGAAGATTAATTACTTCTATTGATGTATATGAGTCAGATTTCGGAACTATGCAAGTAGCTCCAAACAGATTCATTAGAGGTGCTAATGGTACTGCTGCAAAAGTAGGTCAAGATGCTCTTATCTTAGAGATGGATTACTTTGCAGTTTCTTTCCTAAGAGATTTCTCTCTACAAACTCCTGCACAAACTAAAGATGCAGATCAGAGATTTATGGTAGCTGAGTACACTCTTGAGTCAAGAAATGAAAAATCAAGTGGAATGGTAACAGACCTAACTACTTCATAATAAATACTTTTGGTGGGGGAGAAATCCCCCATCATATTAAACTAACAATTTTGTTTGGTCTTTGAAGTCAATGACGGAACGAAGCAAATAAAGGATAAAAACATGAGAACACTAAACGACTATTTTATAACAGCTGAAATTGAAGATGTTTCAACTGCTTCATCAACTTTTGTTGCAATACCTGATGGCGGAAAAATTGTAAAAATTTTAACTGCTAATCAAGCAACTATTACAGGAACTGCCGCACTTTCTTTTGAAATCGGTGGTACAGCAGTTACAGGTGGTGGAATATCTATCGTAGCTTCTGGCTCTGCTGGTGCTATTGATACAGCTGCACCAACTGGAAATAATACTGTTGTTGAAGGTGGATCTATCGAAATGATTACAGACGGTGGATCTTCTAATACTTCAAAAGCAGTTGTAACTTTTGTAATAAGAAGATAATAACATTTGGGGGATCTTGCCTAGCGGTATTTCCCCCATAATTAATTAGGAGAAAAACTATGAGTTTTAATTACGGATTAAGACCTACTACACATCAAAGCTTAACAACTTCAGGTTCATCTGTAGCATCTGCTGCATTTGGTTCTCAAACTGAATATGTAAGAATAGCAACACCTGCTGACATTCATATTTTATTTGGTTCTGCACCAACTGCTTCAGCTACTGCTGGATCTGCAAGTATATTTGTTCCTGCTGACCAACCTGAAATTTTTAAAGTTTCACCTGGTGAAAAAGTTGCTGTGATAGGTACTGCTGAAGTTTCAGTTACTGAAATGTCTGGCTAATATGGCTAAACAAAAGTTCACTCATTTTGTTCCAAGAGCTAAACCACCTAAAAGACCTGGTAAGCATAAAAAATCTCAGAACAAATCAGAGAAAAGACAAAAAAGACAAACAAGATATAAAGGTCAAGGCAGATGAAAAAAGATATAATTTTAGACGGATTGCAAAAAACAACTTACATGAAAGATGACATGGAAGGTAAAATTGCAGTTAAAGAAGAAGTTAATATTGATTCACACCTAAAACACAATAAAGAATTATTAAATTTGAATGATGGCTATTCTAAATCAAGAGATTTGAAAAGAGTAGCCAGTATTCCAACTATTGCTTTAAGTGTGTGGGCAAATGAGTATAATGGTGATAGTAATTGGTTTGCACTTCCACCAGAAGTTCAAAAAAAAATATTAAAACAAAAATTAAATAGCAGCGAATTTAGATATTTTAAAACTGCTGAAGGAAAATTATAATGGCATTAGAAAATTATTCAGATTTAAAAACATCAATCGCAAACTGGTTAAACAGATCAGATTTAACAACTGAGATAGCACAAGATTTTATTGTTCTAGCAGAAAAAGATTTTAATTCTAAATTAAGAATTAGAAAAATGATAGATCAAACAACTTTAACTCTTAGTGGAGAAACAGCAACTTTACCATCTGATTTTTTACAAGTAAGAGATATGTATATTTTAAATGGTGGAACTAAATATGCTTTAACTTATATTACTCCTGCTCAAATGGATCAGATAAAAGGTGGATCAACTTCTGGACAACCATCTTCATATACAATATTAGGAGATGATATTAGATTTGCTCCAATCCCTGATAGTAATTACACTCTTTATTTAAATTATTACAAACAGTTTCCTGCATTATCAGATTCAAATACTTCAAATTATATTTTAGTAAATCATCCAGCTATTTATTTATATGGATCACTATATCATGCTTCTAATTTTTTAGGTGGTATTGAACCTAATCAAGCTGGACAATGGGAGAAAATGTATCAAACAGCTCTTGAAAGACTTGAGAGAAATGACAGAGAAGATGCTTATGGCAATGCTCCTTTACAACAAAGATCAGATGTAACAGTAGCAGGTGCATTTAATGATAAGAATTATTATGCTACAAACAATAACGGTTAAGGAATATTAATGCAAATACCTTTTGGAGAGTGGTTGCCTGACCAACCAGAATATTTAAATCCTGGTGCAACGGTTGCTAATAATGTCTATTTTGCACAAACATCTTATAAAAGATTTCCTTCGTTAGTTAATTATTCAACTAATACTATTTCAACAGATAGTAGAGGTGCTGGTTCTTTTAGAGATAATTCTAATACAGTATTTAATTTTGTTGCAACTAATACAGATTTATATCAATTAGATGGTGGAACTTTTACTTCAAGAAAATCTAGTTTAACTGGAGCTAATGATGATTATTGGACATTTACTCAATTTGGTAATTATGTAATAGCATCTAATGGTGTAGATGCACCTCAATATTATTTAATGGGTACATCAACTAACTTTGCAGATTTATCTTCTATTGCAACATCAGGTACTGTTCCAAATTTTAAAGTATCAGGTGTTGTTAGAGATTTTTTAGTTACAGGAAATTTAACAAACAATGCTAACAGAATTCAATGGTCAGGTATTAATGATATTTCTACTTGGGAAAGTGGCACTAAACAATCTGACTTACAAGACTTACCTGGCTCTGGTGGACAGATAGTACATATAACATCAGGTGAGATTGCATATGTATTTAGACAAAACCAAATAATCAGAATGGACTATGTCGGTGGTGCAACAGTATTTAGACTTTCAGTAATTTCACCAAATAGAGGAGCTGTATTAGGTAGAACAGTATGTCAAGATAATCGTAGAGTATTCTTTTATGCTGATGATGGTTTCTTTGAAATCAATGGTGATAACGTTATTCCAATTGGTGCAGAAAAAGTAAATAGATTTTTTGAAAATGATTTAAACAAAGCTTTCTCAGATAGAATATGTGCAGCAGTTGATCCTTTTAATCAATTAGCTATGTGGTTATATCCATCTTCAAGTGATACAGCTAATACAACAGGAATATGTGATAAAGTTTTAATCTATAATTATGCAACACAAAAATGGTCAACTTCAGACGCTTATGCTAGTACAATATTCTCTCAATATGTTGGTGCTTATACTGTAGAATTAATGGATCTTCTTTCTCAAAACTTAGATCAAATTAATATTGCATTAGATACAGATTTTTGGAATGGTGGACAATTATTATTAGGTGCTGTAGATAGTAATTATAAAGCTGCTATTTTTTCAGGAACTGCTAATGAAGGAGAAATAGAAACTAGAGAATTAGAGTTGTTTCCAGGACTGAGATCGTCTATAATAGGTGTAAGACCTATCGTAGATTCCGAAGCAACAGTTACTGTTTCTACTAAAGATAGACTTGCAGATACCTCTACAGTTTCTACTATATCAAGTATGAATTCAACAGGTATTAATCCAGTAAGACAATCTGGAAGATATGTAAAAATTAATGTTAAAATTCCAAGCGGAGGTGTTTGGAAAGATGCTCAAGGTGTAGATTTAATAGCATCAAGATCAGGGTTGAGATGACAGATAGAACTGATATAGATAATGTAAGATATAGTTTTGAAACACAAGAATTTTTTCAAAGACAAATTGAAGAAGCAATTAACGCACTTATTAATGAAAAAAACCAAGAGAATAATAAAGCATACGCTTGGTTTATAGGAGATTAAATGGCAGGTATAAAAGATTATTCAACAACACAAGCAAACAACATTGATCTAAATGGAATAAGTGTTGCAGAAGGAATGTTACCTTCTAATCTAAATAATGCAATTAGAGCATTGATGAAGAATACTAGAGAATGGTTTAATGATTCTCAATGGGTTGAATATGGTGATGGTTCTGGTGCTTATACAGCGGCTTACGCATCTGCTACTTCTTTTACAATTGCAGGTATTGATGTTACTCCAATTTACCATGAAGGCAGAAGAATTAAATTAATTGCTGCTACACCTGGTACAATTTATGGAACAATTAGTTCTTCAACTTTTTCTACAAACACTACAGTTAATGTAACTTGGGATAGTGGTTCATTATCTAATGAAGCAATCACTAATGTTTATATTGGTGCTTTATCTAAAACGAATAATTCTTTACCAACAGGTGTAATTGCTACTGCTACATTAGCAGATGGTTCTGTTACTACAGTTAAAATTGCAGACGCAAATGTTACTAATGCTAAAATGGCAAGTAATGCTATTGCTGCATCTAACTTACAAACAAATTCAGTTACAAATGCTAAAATTGTTAATGATGCAGTTACTACACCAAAAATATTAGATTCAAATGTTACAACAGCAAAAATTGCTGATGCTAATATTACTACTGCTAAGATTGCAGATTTAAATATTACATCAGGTAAGATAGCAGCTGATGCTATTGATGGATCTAAAATTGCAGATGATAGTATAGATTCAGAACATATAGTTGATGGTTCAATTGACACAGTTCATATTGCAGATAATCAAATTACAACTGCAAAAATTGTAGATAGCAATGTAACAACTGCAAAGATTAATAATGATGCAGTAACAATAGATAAAATTTCAGACGCTGTTTTAATTACTGCATCTGAACAATCTGCAAGTACACCAGATGATAATACAATATTTACAACTGCTGCTGCCAATAATAGATTTTATAATGTTGATAGTTCTGAAACTATTAATTCTGGACAATCTTGGTCAGATAGTGATTCGTACATTGCAACAACAGCAGCTATATCTCAAAGAATTATTGATCTAGTAGATGATGTTGGAGGATTTGTACCTATTGATGATTATACAAGTTTCCCAACTACAAACCCTGATCCTGCTGGTGGAACTGGAACAATTGTTTCTCTTACGAATGTTAGTGGATTAACTTATAATACAGGAACTGGAGTTTCTACAAATGCAGAAACAACAGCTGGAACAACAGTTACTATAACTGGAATACCAGCTTCTATTGGTTCTCCAATTAATGCTGCTTATGGTTTATTAGTTGAAACAACTACTACATTAAATACTTATACTTTTGTAAGATTAGTTCCTATAGCAACTGAAGTATCAACTGTTGCTGCTATATCTGGAGATATTACAACTGTTGCAAACAATGATTCTAATATTACTAGCGTTGCAGGAAATGCAACTAATATAAATACAGTAGCTGGTATATCTGCTAATGTTACAAGTGTTGCAGGTATTTCATCTGATGTTACTGCTGTTGCAAACGATCAAGCTGATATTGGAACTGTAGCAACTGATTTAACAGGATCTGATAATATTGGAACTGTTGCAACAAATATTGCTAATGTAAATAATGTT